TTTGAAGCGTATCAACAACTTTCTATACGTACTGACCAAGAGGTTTGGTTAGATTACAACCCTACGCATGAGTTTTGGGTGCATACTGAACTAATGGAGGATGAAGATAGTATGTTCTTGCAGTTAACATATAAAGATAATGAAGCGTTATCTGATGCTATTGTAAGAGAGATAGAAAAGGCAAGAGAGAAAGCAAAACATTCTAACTATTGGAGTAACTGGTGGCAAGTTTATGGGCTTGGTAATATAGGTAGTTTAGAGGGCGTTGTGTTTAGTAATTGGAATCAGATTGATAATATACCAGAGGATGCAAGATTGGTAGGGATAGGTCTTGATTTTGGATATACGAATGACCCAACAGCAATAATAGAAGTATATAAATACAATGGTAAAAGGATATTGAATGAGGTTTGTTATAGAACAGGAATGGTAAATAATGACATTGCAAACGTTCTTAATTCAAACGTTATTGTATTTGCAGATAGTGCAGAACCTAAGTCTATTGAAGAGATACGCCGAAGAGGTAAAGATATAAGACCTGTAAAAAAGGGAAAGGATAGTATTATGTACGGTATCTCTACTATGCAAGACCAAGAGTATTTAGTTACGTCTAATAGCGTAAATCTAATAAAAGAACTTAGATACTATTGTTGGGATAAAGATAAAACAGGGAATAAATTAAACAAACCTATTGATAAGTATAATCACGCTTTAGACGCCGTAAGATATCACGAAATGATGAATTTAGGCATAAATACAGGTTATGTAGTACTATAATATATTTTTGTTATTTTTGCTCTTATATAAATAATAATTTACAATGGCTAAATTTAGTTTTAGAAATACCTTCTTTAATCGTAATAACGATACAATTAAGAATACAGTACAAAATAAGTTTAATCAAGCATTCTTTTGGGGTTCTTTAGGCAGTCAAGTGATAAACGACGATAAAGACCTTAAAAGATACATTGATTATTCCTATAACATCAATCCAGACGTTTATTCGGTGGTAAATCAGATAGCTAATAAGTTTACTTCAATTCCTTACGTAATAAGACCAATAAAGGATAAAGAAGCTAATAAGAAGCTACAACGGTTAAATACAGCTACAAAGTATAATTATACAATAGCACAAGAGGTTAAAGCGTATGACTTAAAAGAAAAGGCTTTTGGTGTTGATGAAGGCTTATTACCGATGCCATTAGATAAACCAAACCCTCAACAATCATGGACTGAGTTTTTCACATTGTCTGAGACGTTTCTAAATACAACAGGAAACATATATTGGTACATGGTGAAGCCAAGAGAAGGAATGAATAAAGGAGTTCCTAACTCTATTTATGTACTACCAAGTCATTTAATTGAGATAGTATTAAAAGATAATGCGGATTTCTTAACATTAGAATCACCTATTGACCATTTCTCATTGATTGAAGGCGTACAATACACAGACTTTAAAGCTGAGGATGTTATACATATTAAATACCCTAACCCTAACTATAATCAAGACGGTTCGCATTTATACGGACAATCTCCTTTAAGAGCAGGTTACAAGAATATTGAAATGACTAACAAAGGTTTAGATTTAAGTGCTAACACCCTTAAAAATGGTGGTGCTTTTGGATTTATTCACGCAAAAGATAGTCAAACACCTTTAAGTAACGAACAAGCAACAGGGGTAAAGTCTAGGTTAAAAGAGATGAACAACAACCCTGAAGACTTAGGGCGTATTGGTGCGATTAGTCAAAGTATTGGATTCACTAGAATATCACTAACAACAGACGAATTAAAGCCATTTGAATACTTTAAATATAACTTAAAGCAAGTATGTAATGTTTTAGGGTGGGATGATAAACTATTGAACTCAGATGACGGTGCGAAGTATGATAATATGACTATTGCGGAGAAAAGAGTTGTAACTGGTAAGATTGTACCAGATATTAAGTTATATGAACAAGCGTTAAACCATTTCTTTATTCCTTTATTTAAAGGCTATGAGAATACAAAGATTGATTTCTTAGTTAAGGAGTTACCTGAGATGCAACAAGATATGAAAACACTTGTAGAATGGATTGAAAAGGTAGTTAACATGGGGTTAATTACTAGAAACAAGGCTTTAAAAATAATGGGTATGCCACAAAATGAAGATGTTAACATGGATTTAATTACGGTTAAAGACGATATAATGACATTAGCGGATGCTTTGTTACCACAAGATGATGTTCAGATATGAGACAAGAGCAATATCGAAAACGTTGGTTAAGACAACATGCACAATATGAAAGGATAGCTTATAAGATATTTATAAAAGACTTTCGAGATGCTGCAAACAATATACCTTTTAGTTCGTTAACAGAAGATAATTATCTTCCTACAACTGAGAAAATATTATCAGTAGAAGACATGGCTCAGTCTTATTTTAAGGTATATAAAGAGATTGGTTTAATACATGGTGCAAGAGTTGGTAAAGAGATTAACTTACAATTAAAAGACTTTAGTTTAGATGCGTTTATAAGTGAGTTTGATAAACGTTTATTAAGTTGGTTGTTTGGCAATAGTTCTTATAGGATAACGAGCGTTAGAAAGACGTTTATAGCATACATACAGCAAACAATGGCGTTTGGTTTAGCAAGTGGTAAAAGTATGTCTGAAATAGGAACAGAATTACAGAAGTTAATTAATAAGCCTAACTTTTATAGATGGCAGGCGTTAAGAATAGCACGAACAGAAACAACAGCCGCAGCAAATTACGCAGCTACAACATCATCTAAAGTTAGTGGTGTATTAATGGAGAAGGTTTGGATAAGTTCACATGATGCAAGAACTAGGCGACCTCCACATAGCAAATACAATCATTTTACAATGAATGGTGTTAGAGTTGCAGAGGATGAAAAGTTTGATGTAAACGGTGATAAATTACTATTCCCTGGTGACCCTAAAGGAGCAGAGGGTAATGTTATAAATTGTAGGTGTAGTGTTGCACAAGTAGTAAAAAGAGATAGCAACGGAGATATTATCCGCACAGATAGATTTAATTAAATAATATGAGTAAGAAAATTGAAGCAGTAGGTAGTTTTTTAATAGTTACAGATACAGTAAGTGGTGTAAGAAGTCCACAGCCAATGCCTTTAAAAGATATGGGTTGGAATGATTTAGCATTAGAAGAATCAACTCCTAGAATTGTATTTGAAACAAATATGTTTTTAAGTGATAGCACTGAATACGAGTTATACCCTCCTTTCTTATTATCTGATGCTGTTGACTTAAATGGGGATGCTTTTACCAAGTCTTCTTTTAGAGACTTCTGCACTTCTAATATGGGAAAGTCTAGCGGAGGTTCGGCTTCGATACCAACGAATGATATATTTAATGGAGGTTTCTATGATTATAATGATTTAGCAACAACTGCAAGTCCTATTACGGTAACTACTGCTACACATACATTACTTACAAATGATGGAGCAGGAGCTTTTACAAACAAAACATATAAACCAACAGGAGATACAGATGTATGGGATGTAAGTATTAATTCATTTGATTGGAGTGAATTGAAATTAGGGGATATGATAGACCTTAGATTAGATTTTGATTTAACAACTACCTCTACAAATACGGAGATTGAAGTTGATTTACATTTAGGAACAGGAGCAGGTGCGTATAAAATACCTTTTATATCTGAATTAAATTTTAAAGCAAAAGGAACGTATAAAGTAAATCGTTTTAATGGTATTTATTTAGGTGATGCAAACACTTTAGATAATGGAGGACAGTTTAAAATAATGGCAGATAAGAATTGTACTGTTGTGGTAAATGGATGGTATTGTAAAATTATTAAAAGAGGATAAAATATAGAATGTAGTAGAAAGTAAATAAAGACTATTTCTAAACCCTTATTTCAGTTAATTCTGTTATAAGGGTTTTTTGTATATTTGCAAACTTAAAAAATACACATGAGAAATAATTTAGATTTGATTACAAGGTACGCAGAAAGAAGACGTAAAAGTATATTTAATAAAACACCAAGAGTAGTTTGGAAAAGCAAAAGTAATAATGTTGTATAAGTAAAATCTATCATAAAATCAATGTTATAAATTTTATTTATATTTGTACTTATGATATTTAAACAAAGTAGTTACGATTTAAAAGATTTAGACGAAACTAAAGGAATAGTAACAGCATACGCCAATACTTACGACTTTAGAGATTCAGACGGTGACATTAGTGCTAAGGGTTCTTTTGATAAGACAGTTAGCGAGAACTTTAAGCGTATAAGAGTATTAAAAGACCATAACCCTACAATTTCCTTAGGTGTTCCTTTAGATATTAACACAAAGGATTCATTCGGCTTACTTACAACAACTAAGTTTAACTTAAAGAAGGAAGTAAGTAGAGATATGTTTACAGATATTCAATTGATGAAGGAAGCAGGTTTAAACGCTGAATTATCTATTGGTTATAATGTTATGTCAAGAGATGTAAAGAATAAATCAGTAATTAACGAGTACAAACTAATGGAATATTCATTCCTTTCTAGTTGGGCTGCTAATGAAATGAGTACCGTACAAGACATTAAGAGTATTAAAAGTACATACGGAATCCTAGAGTTAATAGAAAAGTCTTATGACTTAGACTATTCAGACACTAGATTAAAACAAATTGAAGCATTACTAAAATCACTTACTGATAAAGAGCCGTTATTAAATGACACTCTAAAGGTTGAGCCGATGTATGCAAAAACAATAAGTGAATATATTAAATCATTAAATTTAAACAAATGAATCCAGAAGAATTAAAGATTGAGTTAAAAGGCTTAACAGAAGCTTTAGAAGGAAAATCTAAACAAGAAGTAAAAGGTGCTATCGAAGCATTTGAAGTAAAAAATCAAGAAGCAATTGAATTAGCCGTTAAAGGTGTTAAAGA